AAAAAAGACAGTCGCACCTTCTCCCCTCCATCGTCTGTCCGATCTGCAGCGCGTCGAGGTCTTGAGCTGCGCAAGAAGCACGGCAAAGGCGGCCTGAGCACGCAGGAGGCCGGCAAGCAGGGCATTGGCAGCGGAGTGGCACGAGCAACAAGCCTGGCCAATGGAGAAGCGGTGAGCTATGAAACAATCAAGCGCATGGCTGCCTTCTTCTCTCGCCACGCAAAGAACCTTGCAGGAGGTGAGGACGATGCTGGCTTTATCGCGGGACAGTTGTGGGGCGGAAGCGCTGGCAGGGCATGGGCGACTCGCATCATTAAGATGGTTGAAAGCGCGAAAGATCAATGACCCAATACGTGCGAATTGTGGACGAGGAAGAAGGCATTGGCACGGTACAGGCTCTTGCCATTCTTTCTGCAAACGAGCATCGAAACACTTCGCACTGGCGCCTTGTTGAAGAGCTGCATTTCAAAAACGGCAAGCAAAGCGAAGTGCAATTATTCGTCGTCAATCACTACGACAAGCCCGACGAGTTTTTTGAGCCAGTCAAAATGCTGGTGTTTGAAGCGAAGGCTATCGCCAAGTCTTATGTAATGGAAGAAGTGGAGAGTCAAATGGCCGATCCTTTCGATGGAGACGAAGAAGAGTACGACGACGAAGATTAGTCGCTAGTTGTGGCTGACACGACGAATGTTGGATAGCCCATTAGATAGAGAATGGAGAGCTGAAACACTGAACTAAGCAGGCGAATTTCAGCGCAGTCAGGCGAGATGAGCCCCCGCTCCATTCGAGAGACGGTGGTTTGATCGCAATGGAGAAGACTCGCAATGTCCTGCTGCGACATTCCCGAGTTCAACCGAGCTTCCTTCAGTCTGTCTCCAATTACGCGGCGACTCTCCTGGATTGAAGCAATGGGGGCATGAAGCTTGGTGGTGATCCTGCGGTGCTGAATGTGCTGCATTTTTAGGCTGTATTCCCTAAATGATTCTATCTGTACATGCAAGCATGGATAGAGTATCACCATGAGCGACACATGCTTCCGCTACGACGTTGCGCCGATTGAAAAGTATGAAGTGACCCCTGAAGGTTACCTTCGTGCTTGGGCGACCATCGCACGCACTGGTGTTCAACACTACACCGATGCGGATGGTTCCATTCGACGTGAGTATCGACCAGAAGCAGAGGTGGCGTCTCCTGAAAGCTTGGCCTCATTTGCGGGCAAAGCAATCACTCTTGAACATCCACCTGTTCTTCTTGATAGTGAAAACACAAAGAACTATCAAGTGGGATTCAGTGGCACCGAGGTGGTCTACGACAACGGCTTTGTTCGTGCAGTCATGACCATCACTGATAAGGATGCCATTGAGCGCATCATGCGCGGTGATGCGAAGGAGGTCAGCGCTGGCTATCGCGTCAGCTATGACGCCACTCCCGGCGTAACCGACAACGGTGAAAACTACGATGGCATCCAAACGGGTATCAGCGGAAATCACATTGCTGTCGTTCGCAGGGGTCGCGCTGGCCCGCAAGTGAAGCTTCATCTGGACCGTCTAGATGCTGCCGATCCTTCCCTATTTACTCCCATTGAGGAACCGTCTATGACTGCAAAAGTCAATTTTGATGGCGCCGAGTTTGAGGTGACCGAGAGCGTAGCTCTGGCGATCACCAAAGAACGGGAAGACGCCAAAATGTCCTTTGAGGACATGAAGAAAAAGTACGATGGCATGATGTCCGAGGCTTCCAAAATGAAGGAAGAAATGGACGCCATGGAGAAAGAGATGAAAGGTAAGTGTGACTCTGCTGAGGGTCGCGCTGATGCTCTTGCTCAAGAGCTTGAGACGGTGAAGGCCGATCTTGAGGCAGCTAAAGCTGTGAATCTTGACAGCCTCGTTGACGAGCGCATTGCCCTCATCGACAAGGCTCGCACCTCTCTTGACTCTGCTTTTGATTTCGCCGGCAAGTCCGATCGCGAAATCATGGAGGCATCCATCAAGGCCGTGCGTGGCGACAGTGATCTCTCGGAGCGTTCCGATGATTACGTGCTTGCCATGTTCGACACTCTGTCTGAGTCGGCTCGTTCCGATTCCAGTGGCACGAATCAACTGCGCCAAGCCGTTGCTTCCATCGCATCTCCTGCTTCTGCCCCCTCCTCTTACATGGAGCGGATTCAGAACGCTTGGAAAACCCCCCTCTCCGTTTCTAAGGAGCGCTGATCCATGGCCGTAACTTTTACCACGTCGGGGACTGCCTCTGCTGGTGGTGTGCAACAGAGCTACGCTCTTGAGCATGCTGCTCTGCTGGAAGGTCAACTCTCTGACATCCGCGACAACACCATTGGCACCTACATCAACGAGACTGCCGTTGTGCAGCCTTTCGGCGGTCTGCAGGTTTACAACGTTGCAGGCACTGTTGCCAATTCTGCTACCACTATCTCTGGTGCTTCGGACACCGTTCTTGGTGTCAACGTGCTCACCTATGTCGATGAAACCGCTCTGAATGGCGATGGCCGTCCTGGCGTGAAGCTCGACCAAGTGATGAACGTTGCTAACGAAGGTGCCGTTGCAGTGTACGTCACTGGCGCCGTCACCCCCGCTTCGCCCGTTCGCGTTCTGTATTCGGCAAGCGGCACCGGCAAGGCTGGTCAATTCAGCCACGCCTTCGCTTCGGGCAAGACCGTTCGTCTGTCCAATGCTCGCTTCCTCAGTTCCACCACTGGTTCTGGCCTGGCGATCCTTGAGCTGAACGGCCCGAGCTTCACTCTCTCTGCCGATTCTTGATAGGAGGCCTACCAATGTCTGATTTTCGCATGGACGAAGCGGGCCTGTTTCTTGAGCGCCAGCTTGAGCACATCCGCCCCCAAGTGTTTGAAGTCGCTTATGCCGACATCAAATACCCCACCATCCTGCCTGTGACCAGCGAGGCTGGCAACGCAGCGCAAACCTTCACCTACCGCATCATGGACTCCACTGGTGAGTTCAAGCTGATTGCGGACGCTGCTGACGATCTGCCCCGTGCCGACATCAGCCAAGTGGAGAAGAGCATCAACATCCGCTCCTTCGGTGGCTCCTTCGGCTACACCGTGCAGGAGCTGCGTGCTGCTCAGATGGCCAACATTGCTCTTGAGCAACGTCGTGCCGCTGCTGTGCGCCGCGCCTACGAGGAGAAGGTTGAGAAGGTTGCCATGTTCGGTGAAGGCACCGTTGGTCTGGCTGGCTTCTTCAACAACAGCACTGTTGATGTGATCGCTGCTGACAAGTGGTTCACCACGACCAGCGGCACTTCTCAGGAAATGCTGGAACTGCTGAACTATGGCGTGACTGCCATCATCAACGGCTCCAACATGAAGGAGCAGCCTGACACCATCCTCATGGCCTATGAGGATTACAACAAGGTGAGCACCACCCGGAACTCCGATTCTTCGGACGTGACCGTGCTGGAATACTTCCTTCGCACCAACCCTTACATCCGTAACGTTGAGCCCATCAACCAACTGGATGCAAGCAACAGCGAGCTGAACACCAACCGCATGGTGGTGTACAAGCGCGATCCCGAGAAAGTGCAACTGCACATCCCCCAACCTCTTGAGCTGTTCCCGCCTCAACAGCGCGGCCTTGAGTTCATTGTCCCTGCTCACGCTCGCGTGGGTGGTGTGGCTCTGTACTACCCCAAGAGCGTTATCTACGTCCAAGCCTCGTCTTGAGCGTAATCAAGCAACGGGCGTTAAGCTTTACCATAGTTCCTAACGAACACTCAAATGTTAATCGCTTATCGCCCCGAGCTTGAGAACCCGCCGCGTGAAGGTGGTTTTGGCATTATCACGGACGGGGGCATGATTCAGCTTGCTCCCGGCCTGAATCAAGGGGTGCCCGAGCTTCAATGGAAAACAGCCCGAGAGAACAAGACCGTCAAACGGTTGATGAATATCGGGGCCATTGAAGAAGTGAAAGAACAGCTCACTGTGGAAAGCGTTCCTCATGACGTTCAGACGCTCATCAACATGCCCCTGACAGAAGCTTTTCGAGTCATTGAAGTGATTCACGACACTGACCAGCTCATCGAGTGGAAGAAAAGCGAAGGTCGCGTCAGGGTGCGCAATGCCATTACCAAGCGTCAAGAAGCAATCAAAATTGGGAAGGCTTAATCATGGCCGTTACCTACGCAAGCTTCTTGGACCGTTTCCCTGAATTCACTCCCCACCCATCGGGAATTGTGAATGGGGCCATTACAGAGGCCACTGCTGACGCATCTGAGGATGTGTTCGGAGATCAAACCGATCGAGCAGTGAAGCATTTAGCGGCACACATCATTGCCATTCAACTTGCACAAATGGGCGTTCAAATTGGCGCCACTGAAGGCAAGGTCTATGGCAAGGGACTGGAGGCCACCCAGTACGGCCAAGAGTTCAAACGGATGCTTGAAACCGTCGCAGGCTCTTTCACCATTGGCTTTGTCGCATGATCAACGGCCTCTCTCCACTTGCTAACGCTTCCCTCGTCTGGAGTGTGGCATCTGGCTATGCCGTTGACAGCGAGACTGGTAACTATGTTGCCATGTCTTCGGGCGTAACATACTACGCCACTTTGCGACAAAAGCGTAATCCCCAGTACGATTATTTGCTTGGCGCAGATAACACGGCTGTCTACATGGAGGGCCGACTGACCGGGCCACTGGCTCTGTCCGGCATTACCCCTGGGAGTTCCGCTGCTGCAGTCATCAATGGGAGGGAAGGACGGTTTGAGCTGTTGCCAAACGAGCAGATTGCCGAGCACTATTGGCAGTTTCTCGGCACGCCAATCAGAGGAATTTTTAGACTGGTTGGCAAAGGAAGCGTACAAAACGTTTGACGCTTAACCACTTTCTTTCCCATTGAGGACTTTGTAATGCTCTACCATCCGACAGAACTGGTTAAGAGCCAAGACGTTATTGTGCGTGTTGGCTCGATTACCGGCGCTCGCCCCGTGATCACTCAGAGCGGCGGTACGTTCACTGTGAGCGGCGCCCCCACTCTCTACACCCTTCAAGCGGCCACCACGGGCTCTGTGGCCTTCAACGACGGCAACACCGAGTTCTACCTGCTTGGCGGCGGTGGCTTCTCTGACAGCGTGATCGTCACTTCGCAGGCCACTGCTGCCATCACCTCCTACTTCCAGAAGGATGTGGACGGCACCGTGTTCGTTCCCAACAGCTTCGATGAAGCCTTCCAGGTGATCGCCGCTGCGCGTTACGACAAGAACGCTGAAGTGTACGTCGAGATCAACAAGCAACTGGGCGTGAGTGGCACCACGTACTTCTACGACCGAGTGGCTTATGTCTCTCGCGTGATGAACTACAACGAGAGCTATCCTGCTGATAACCTCGTGGAAGTCACCTTCGACCTGATCAGCCGTGGTCGCATTGGCGTTCATCAGAATGCTTCTGAGACTGGCAGCATCATCCCGACTGCGCCCAACTGAGCGCTTTTCCCCATCGTCTCTGTTAGCCTCTCTTTACGAGAGGCTTTTTTATTGTGAACATATCGCAATTGCGGGATACGCTGACAACGCTGCTCGGAGCAAGTCCTAGTCTGATTGGCACTTACACTCTGCCCAGTGGACAGGAAATTGCCTCTGTTTACAACGTGGGACGACAGGGGGTGCCTTCCGAGTTCAAGGTGAGAGGACTGGAGGTGACAATGCGAGAATTCCCGGAGAGGCTTCCCAAGAGCGGCCTCGGAGCCGTCAAGGTGCTTCAATTGTGGGAAGTAATGCTTGTTCAGTACACTCCACAAAGCAGCAATTTGTCCCTTGCAATGGATCGAATTCTCAGGCGATTTCCTGACGCGACGCTGAGGTATTTACCTGGTGACGACGTAGCCTACGAAAGGTGTCGCATTATCATCCCTGACATGGCCATTGTTCCCCTGTATCCTGCCTGATAATGTGCCATGGTAAACGGAAAAGTTTCAAACACCTTGTCCATCAAGGCAAAGCTTCTGAATGGGGATTCCATCCAAAAAGCCTTGGTGGAAGCTTTTGAGCAATGGGCTGCCGTAGACATCAATCAAGACCACTGGAGAGAGCAATTTTTGGAGAGAGGATGGCCGTACAGCGGTAAAACAAAGAGGAAAAATCCTTCCGCCCCAATCAGGGAAGCAGAAAGTCCCCGCGATATTTACGACTTTGGACGCCTGTACGAAAGCGGGGTTCAAAGCTTCGAGCTGCAGATGGATGCGGGTACATTGAGGGCGTCTTGGCACTGGGACGCCAAAAATGCTTCTGGCAAGGAATACGCTTGGTATGTTCACTATGGAAAAGGAACAAATACGACGGCGCGTCCATTCACCGATGACATCTCCATCCCAGCGTCCTTCTTCTACAAGGCACCTGGAATGGCCCTCCTGCGTAGAATAACCGTGGGCATTGAAGCGCTTTGATGAAAATTGATCACCTCCATAGTCAGGACGGAAGGGTTCACGCCATTAACTGCGAAGTCAAGGGTAACGAGATTGAGACAGGTATCCTTTGCCTAATAGCCTTCCCGGAAAACACTTGTAGAATAGGCAATGAATTTCATTCGTTCCTGGTGGACATCCCAAAAATGCTCCGATCGGGCAGTGAGCGGGTGAAAGCTTTTAACACCATCTTGACAGTCTTGGACCATGAGCAAGTATAGTTTCCTCGTTTCCGCCAAGGAGCCTGAGTATTTTCAAGTGAACGAATACATTCGCTTGGCAAAGCACGGCGGCTGGCTCGTTGGCGAAAGCATCGAACAAGAGGAAATTGCCAAGGTCCAAAGCAAAGCCACCTTGCAGGCGGTTCAATTGGCTCGCAAAATTTCTAAGGTCAAGGACATTGATATTGATACTGCCTTTGGCCTTCTTCAGGCGGGTTCGTTCTCCGACGGCGAACTCATGGGCGAGTTTGCCGATGACATGCTGAGCATGGTTGAAGCTGAAAACGGAACTGAGGCGCTCAATGCAAGGCTGATCACTGCCTTCATTCGCTCACGCGGTGAGGGTGAAATCAGCGGCGAATGGAAGCCCCTGTCTGACTGGTCCATCGAAGACACCAAGGAACTGCCTCGACCTCTGACCAAGGGCATCTTCGACTTCATCAACGCAGAGCGAGAGGAGGAGAGCGTTGGTACGGCAAAAAAAGCTCAAAAGAAGACGGACTCAGCCACGTTGAAAGGCTAGAGCGTCGAGCCAAAGAGGCGCTGTCTTCTCCCTCCAACTGGAACAAAATATATCTAAGGCTTTCTTCCTCGGCGCTTCGCGATGAAAGGTGGAGCGCCAAGAACTTTGCCAACCAAAGGACCAAGGACGTAATGGAGGCGCTTAAGTGGCTTGAGCAGCATGACATTGCTGAGCACAATGTGCAAAGCATTGCAACTGCAAGGCTTGGAATGCTTGTCGCAAGCTTGGCTGGAGGCAAGAAAACGAAGGCTACCATTGATGACTTCTTGCCGTTTGACACTCGCAAGATAAAGACAGACAGAGGCATCACAGACGAGAGCCTAAACGTCCTTCGTCGCCTTATGAAAACGAAGCCAATGGATGGGCGCGTGATCGCATTATTGGCAGAGGAGTTGAAAAACGGGGCAAATCGTAATGGAGATGACTAGGGTTAGAATAAAACCTAAGAATTGGATCGTGAGCGATGGCGGCGGGCAGTCCTGAGCTAAGGCTTGGCGTTAGTTTTGATCTTGAAAGCTTCAAGAAAACAGCGCTACCTAGCCTGAATCAGGCTGCATCAAACTTTGTACTGAGGATAAACATTAAGTTTGATCGCACTTCAATCAATGAAGAAATGCGCCTGTTAGGGCGCCAATTGGGACAGCGCAAATATCGAATAGACCTGAACGATGCAAGCGTCAAGAGCGCTATTGATCAAGTAGACAAGCTTGCCCAGAAACTTAGCGGTCTGAAGGCCAATGCGGGAAGGGGATCGGTTCTCACCTCTGTGCTTTCTGGGGTAAATCTGCCTCAAACAAGAGCCCTGTACGGCTCAGCGAAGGAGCTGGGGATTGTTAGCGGCACTGTAAGCAGAGCCAAGGGGGAATTAGCCAGTGAACTCAAGGCAGGCTTTGCTTCGGCAGGCGAGGATGCCGTCAAGGGGCTCATCCAAGGCATCCTTTCAGGACAAGGTAAGCTGGCCGGAATCGCCGCATCCTTGAGCAATGAGCTGCTGACAGCGCTTAAGCAGGCGCTTGAAATTCAGTCTCCATCAAGAAAGATGATGGAGATTGGCAAACAGGCAGGGGATGGCTTTAACAATGGACTGATTGCTTCCATGGAGGAAGCGACAAGAAACGCTGTCGCCGTTATAGATGCAAGCTTGAAAAGGCTTGATCGTATGGTGGAAATGCGCCAGCGCAAGGCACGAGCCATCGCGCCTGGTCAGCCAAACTTTGAACTTGCACAGGCTCAACTAGGAGCGCTCAGTGGCCAAAGGGAGCGAGTGCAAAATCGTGCGGAGTCAATTCGCCTGAGAGCAGCCGCCAATCAGTTTGAAACAGGCAGCGAGCAGTCTCTGAGCAAGCAAATTCAATCCCTGCAAATTGAAGCGTCTGAAATCAAGCCCAACACGAGGGACTGGAACTCTCTTCAGGAGAAGATTTCAGTCCTCAAAATGGAAATGGACAAGGCGGCAAGAGCTGCTCAGGAAATCCAAATGCGGACAGAGCTGGGAGCTTATGCCCCAGGGAGCTTGGCTGCGCTTGAGAGTCGCCTGGTCATCCTGAAGAGCAGGGCCAGGGAGATTGCTCCCAATACTACGCAATGGCAAGAATTCAACAAGGAAATTCAAAAGGCCGAGCGACTTATTGAAAAGGCAACGAGAAAGCCTCTGACCGGCAAAGAAAGAGTTGGTGCGGCTGGCGGGGCCTTCCTCTATGGAGGAGGTTTGGGAGGTGGCGTCGGCAGCGCTCTTGGGGGTATTGCCGGGGGACTTGGCGGAGGCGTGCCAGGGGCCTTTGCAGGAGCCGCTGTTGGGCAGATCGTGGATAACTTGGGACGATCCTTGGCGGGGATTACGGCTCAAGCCGCAAAAGTGCAGCAACTTCAAAGGGGGCTAGCTCTTGCCTCCATTGACGCAAAGGACTTTGCAGAGTCTCAAGCGGCTGTTGCAGACACGAGCAAAAGGCTTTTCATCCCCATTGAGCAGGTTACAAAGAGCTTTGCTCAGCTTCGTGTGAACACAAAGCAATACGGTCTTTCTGTTCAGGATACCAAGGAGATTCTTGAAGGTACCGTCTTGGCGGTATCGGCTTTCGGGGGAAGCGCGGATGACGTAGATGGCGCAATGAGAGCCGTTGTTCAAATCTTGAGCAAGGGATCGGTGCAGGCTGAAGAACTGCGCGGCCAGTTAGGTGAAAGATTTCCTGGTGCTGTGGTTAAGTTTGCGCAGGCAAACAAGATGTCCTTTGAAGAACTCTCCAAAGGCTTGGAGCAGGGATCCATTGGAGTGAAAGAGTTTGTTGCTTTTGCAGAAAAGAACTACGAGGATTATGCCCAATTCAGCGAAAAGTTGGCCACTGCTCCTGAGTTTGCTGGACGGCGACTTCAGGTGGCACTGGAGCAAGTAGGCATTGCAATTGGGGGAGTTTTTACAGGTGCAGGTGCAGACATTCAAGACACCTTGACAAGCACTCTCAATGGCATCTCTAACTTCGTAAAAGATAACGAGCAAGAACTAAAGACGATTGCGTCGGGACTTGCCTCTCTCGTCAAGCTAACGGAACAGGCTGGCTCGACAATCACAAGAATCATCGGTAGTGACATTGCGCGAGCTTTCCGCGATGTAGCGGAAGCCGCCACGACCATCCGAAACTTAACGGGCGGAGGAGATATTCGCTCCGTTGCCGGCGAGCGTCAAACCACGAGCAGGAGAATTAACGAGCAGTTTGCAAAGATTGGTAAATTGCGAAAAGAAGGAAAAACTCTAGAGCTAGTGGAAGAAGAGACGACTCTTCGTTCTCTCCAAAAGAGACGAGATGAGCTGGATCGCCAATATAGGGGGATGGGAGGAAATGCCGCTTATCAATTAACAAAAACAGGAACAACTGTGGATTCGTCCTTGAGCTTTGGAGGAGCGGGCGCAGGGATGAGCATAGAGAGGCCGGCAAAAGAAGAGAAAGAAAAAGCTATCAGTCTTGAAAGCTTTGAGCGACTTCGCGATCAGCTTGCGGATGCTTACAACAAAGCTGAAATTGAACGAATCAAGCAGCGTTACGAAATGGAGAAGCGTCTTCGTGACGACCTCTTTGGCATTCAAGAGGCAGGGGCCAATCGTTTGCAGCGTCAAAACTTGTCCTTCATTCGTGCCCTTGTTGCCGCAGAGCGTAACCGAGTGGAGGCCGTAATGGATGCTCGGCTGAGAGTGCAGGAATCCATGGGGAAAACGGCGGAGGGAGCTGCTGCAGGCGTGTCAGTGCCTTCGTCTGGGTCCATCGACAAAAAGGTTCTAAGGGACTGGTTGATCTCCCAAGGCTTCGGTCGCACCACCGGAGACTTCACCAATGCTGGGCACGCAACACCCAATCACACGCTCAATGCCATGGACATGGGAATCCTTGGTGGAAGCGATGCTGATGCGCTGAGGAAGACCATTGCAATGGAACGCAAACTCAGAGCCACCGGGGCCTTTGGAAGCCAGTTGTTTGGTCCAGAAAGGGATCCCTATGGTCACGGGGCAGGAAAGGGTGGTCAAAACATACACCTCCATATTCCCACTCCTGGAGGAAAGGTGCCGATGACACCAGGATTGGCCAGTCTTATGTCGGCAGGAGGTGGCGCGGGACTGCCTCGCAAAGTGGGCAGCAATGAAAGTCGCGATACAGTCACGGAGGCCAACACTGAAATCGCAAAACAATCTCTGCTCTTGACCGAGCGCAATGCGGAGATCCTGAAAGGCAGCGAGCTAACAAAAGCTCAGGCTCAATACATTGCGGACGTTTTTGGTCTGCCTGATTTGAGCTTGGACAATAGGCTCCTGAAAGCGCGCAATAAGCTCGTAGCAGAAGGGGTGGATGAAAATACCATCAACTATCGACTGCGACTGGTTGAGCTTGATGAGCAGTATTCTGATCTGCAAAAGCGCCTGCCGGACATCCTGAAAGAGATTGGCGTCAAAGAAGCCGAGCGAAAGCGAATTCTTGACAACTTAACTCTCGGACTAGGCGCTGCTCGTGAAGCTGAAAAAGCTAAAAACGACGAAACTCTTAGAGGATTGTTCGTCCAAGAGCAAGTTGCTCTTGGTCGCAGAATGACGATGGCTCAAGCCCTGACGCCAGATCAAGAATTGCGAGCACAAATTGGAGAGCGCTTCTCCGGTGCAGAGGCTGAGCAAATTTTCCAGCAAACAAAAGCAGTCCAATTGATGGAGAAACAAAAGCAACAGTTCCAGAGCATTGCCAGCTCCATTGGCGATTCATTCGGCAACGCTTTCAAAGGCATCGTCACTGGCAGCATGACCGCACGAGAAGCCCTCGCTGGCTTCTTCCAGGGTGTCGCGGATTCCTTTGCCGACATGGTGGCAAAGATGATCGCCGAATATATGAAGATGGCGCTCATTAAAGGAATCATGAGTCTAATTCCGGGACTGGGAGCGGTTGCTGGTGGACTTGGTGGTGGTGGCGCAAATTTAGGAGCCAACAGTTCTGCAGTTTTTGGCCTCAACAATGCAGACATGAATCAATACTCATCGTTGCTGCCCATGGCCAACGGAGGCGTTCTTTCTGGAGGCTTCCAAGCCTTTGCCAATGGAGGCATCGTCACAGGCCCCACGCTGGGTCTTGTAGGCGAGGGTCGTTACAATGAGGCAGTCATTCCTCTTCCTGACGGCAAGAGCGTCCCTGTGGACCTCGGAGGGGCCATGGGAGGCAACATTACAAGCAACATCGTGGTGAATGTAAGTTCTGACGGAAAAATGTCCTCCAGCGGAGGAGGCGCTGATGCTGCAGGCTTCGGGCGCAAGCTTGAAGGAGCAGTGAAGCAAGTGATCGCTGGTGAGCTTCGCCCTGGCGGACTTCTTTCAAGGAGGAACTAAAGCATGCCCCAGCCCACTTTTGCCATCGCTTGTGAATACGGCCTAACGGTGCGACGTGGC